GCGGACATCCCGATGCGGTGTTCTACGACGATCCGATCAGTTACGAACGGCTCGACTCCGATACCAACTGGCTGGAAGCGGTCAACTCGCAGGTCAGTTCGCTGTTCCCGGCGCTGGAGTCGGATGCGCTGGTGGTCTGGGTCGGGACGAGGTACGACGACGGGGATCACTTCGGGCGCGGGTTTTCCGACGAAGGCGTGGCGTCCGTAACCGGGATGCAAAGCGACTCGATGCTGGTCGAGCCCGAAACCGGAAAGTGGCACGTCTATTTCCTCGCCGGGCGTGACGAGGAGGGCGCTCCGACCACGCCGACCATCTGGTCGGACATCGAAATGAAGCGCTACCAGAAACTCGACCCGGTACGCTACGCCGCGCAGGTCATGAATGACCCATCCATCTCCGAAACCAACCCGATCACGCGGAAGCAAATCCAGGACTGCATCATCCCGGCCAAGGAGGTCCCGTGGAACGCGCTCAGATTCGCGATCACCTGCGACACCGCCTTCGCCCGCACCCGCTACCGGCCGGGCAAGGACTGGTCAGTTTTTATCGTGCATGGGTATCCGCGCAACGGCTCCGGCGACGTGTACGTGGTCGAGTGTCAGGGATCACCGCACTGGCGGGCCGAGGACTACGGGCATATGCTGGTGTCCAAGGTCCAGCAGTACCGCACTCAGGGGCGCAAGATATTCGCCATCGGTGACGAAGAGGAATCGGGCGGGAAACCGGATGCCTGGAAGATCGCGCTGCGTAACTATTTCGCCGACGCCAACGAGCCAATGCCCGCCTACTACCAGTGGAACCGCTATTCCGGCGGTCGCAAGGTAGCGCGTATCGAGACTGCCGCGACCTTCTGGGTGGACGGCCATGTACGTGTCGTCGAAGGTGCTCCCGGAATCCAGATGCTGATGGACCAGATGGCGAAGATCGGACAGATGCGGGTCAACCCCAACATCCATGACGATTTCGCCGATGCCCATGCCGACGCATTCAACCCCGAGTTGTACCAGCCGATGCGGCGTGCCGGGCAGCAGAAGGCACCGTGGGAGCGCGGCGCAATGGGGATCGAAGTCGAAGGGTTGGACCCGAAGCTGTTCGACGACGACGACACGGCAACATGGAGACGCGAGAATCCACGCGAACCGCTAAGACAGTTGTGAGGGGGGCCATGGAACGGACTCACCTGAAGTTCAGCGTCAAGGATGGCGTCGTGACGGTGATGTCGGAAATCAATCCGGGTGAGGGCGTCTACGAGACCCGCACCACCTGCCGGGTTTGCGAGGGGGCATCGCTGGTCCCAGTGCTCGACATGGGAGAACAGTACCTGCCCCGATTCGTGACCGAGATCGACTTCTCGCTGCCCCGGGCGCCGCTGGAACTGGTCCAGTGCGAACGCTGCAACCTGCTCCAGTTGCGCCATACCGTGAACCGCGAGTTGCTGTTCCGGGAATACTGGTACCGCAGTTCCATGAACCAGAGCATGAGAGACGCACTCTCCAATCTGGTCGATCATGCGCTCCAGTACCACCACTCGGGGGCATGGCTGGATATCGGCGCCAACGATGGCTGGCTGATCTCGCGCATCCCGCCCGGATTCCACACCACCGCCTGCGAGCCTGCTGCCGATTTCGCAGTCAAGTTGGCCGAGACTGCGGACCTGCTGGTGCCGGACTTCTTCACCCACGAGATGTGCCCCGGCCCCTACGACGTTATCACCTCGGCGGCGATGTTCTACGACCTCGACAACCCCAACCAGTTCGTCCACGACATCGCCAAGAGCCTGAGTCCTGACGGGGTATGGATCAACCAGTTGAACGACTCCCCGACGATGCTGCGGGCTACCGCCTTCGATGGGATCTGCCACGAGCACTTGACCTACTACGACATGCCGGTACTGGAAAACCTCTACCGCCAGCACGGACTGACCATCACCCGCGTCACCTCCAACGAGGTCAACGGCGGCAGCATCCGCGTGGTCGCCCGCAAGAGCACGCGCCAGCGCGAGGACTTGCTGGGGCATCCGATGACCCTGCCGATTGATGCTCAAGCCTTCGCCCGCCGGTCGCTCAAGTGGCGTGAACGGATGCTGGAACTGTGCGAAGGCACGTTCTCCCGCGGTGCAACCTGGTGCTACGGAGCCTCCACCAAGGGCACCGCCCTGCTCCAGTTCCTGGGCGACACCAGTTCGTTCTTGGGGGTGGCCGACCGCAACCCGCTCAAGCACGGCCTCCGCATGGTCGGGTCGTGGCTTCCAATCGTGTCGGAGGAAGTCATGCGAGCCGCTGATCCGAAGTACGTGCTGGTGCTGCCATGGGCCTTCCGTGACGAGTTCGCCCAGCGCGAGAAGTCATTGCTGGAAGCTGGTGGGACTATGGTATTCCCGCTTCCCAACATCGAAATGGTGTTGTGAACGGCAGGATTCTGGTGATGATCCCGACCCGGGACCGGCCGCAGGAACTGGACGGGGCGGTGGAGTCCGTCCACCAAACCTCCTCGCTTGCCGACGTGGTGGCCTATGTGGACGATGACCAGGTGGATCTCTACCGTTCCAGCCAGGCCAACTGTTACTTCCATCACGGACCCAGGATCGGCCCAGTAGCGGCGGCCAACGCCATCGTCAAACAGATGCCGGGCTACTCGGCTTATGGACTCATCACCGACGACTCGCGCATGATTTCTCCCGGCTGGGATGGATGGTTATTGGAGGTGGTTGACCAGTTCCCCAACAAGATCTGCGTAGTGTCACCGCACCACAACCAGGGGAACCACGTAGACATGCCGTTCGTGTCGAGGAAATGGATTGATGTCGTGGGCTGGTTCGCGTGCCCCGCCTGCCATCACTATGCCTGGCCCATCATCACCGGCCTGATCGGAGAGATGACGGCGATCGTCCACTCCCCGCAGCAGATGTTCGCGCTGGTCCACCCGCACAAGACCGAAATGGTCAGCGTCAACAAGATGGAACACGACCACCGGGCCTTCTTCGAGTTCGTGTCGCTGAAACTCCCCGCCGTGGTCGAAACGGTACGGACGGAGATGGGCCGATGAGCCACAAGAAGTGGCATCCCAACGGGTACCTGAGCACCTTCATCCTGAAGTATTTCGAGGACGGATACCGGGGCCATGCGATCGACGTCGGGGCCTCGGACGGAGTTTCGACCAGTTCTACCTACGTGCTGGAGATCCCCCACGACTGGACGGTCCTGTGCGTGGAGGCCAATCCCGAGTTCGCGGCGGCACTCAAGCAGAGCCGGACCTGGGTGGAGATGTGCGCCTGCGGCTCCGCCTCGTCTCCCGAGGCCGAGTTCCACATCAACACCGACAACCCGGAATCGTTTTCCGCCCTCAAGATCACGGACCATCCACTGGCCAGGTCACACAGAGAAACCCACCCGAGCAATATCTGGAAAACCATCAAGGTGCCGGTCAAGACGCTGGATGAGCTGATCGCCAAGTGGGAGTTTCCGAAGCTCGACGTGCTCTGCATCGACACCGAAGGCACCGAACTGGACATACTGAAGGGCTGCGACCTCAAGCGGTGGATGCCCAAGGTCATCGTGACCGAGTGCTGGGATCGCTACGGCCCGATCGATCTATATCTGGACAGGCTGGGCTACGAGAAGACGGCCCGGAACGTCCACAACGACATCTTCATCAGGACCGCTCCATGAGCGGGCGCGTCCTCGTCATGTGCGCCAGCCGCGGGCGGCCGGATCTGCTGCAACGGATGATCGAGTCGGTGCGAGCGACGACTACCCGCGCCGACATCGCGGTCTATCTCGACGACGACGACCCGGAGGACTACCTGGCGACTCGACCCCGGGCGGAACTGGGTGGAAAGGTAGTGGTCGGACCTCGCGTCACCCCGGTCGAAGCCGTCAACTTGCTGGCGGCGCAGAACCCGGACTACCAGGCATTCGGCTGGGCAGTAGATGATTCGGAGTTCCTGACGCCGGACTGGGACCGCTGGGTGCTGGAGAAAGCCGCAGGCTTCCGGGGCGGGATCGGGGCGATGGCCCCCCACACGCTGGAGGGGGCACCCGAGCGGATGGACTTCCCGTGGCTCACCCGGGGCTGGGTGGAGGTCTGTGGGAACTTCGTGCCGTATCCGGTGGAGCATTTCTACTGGGACGTTGCGCTCCAACTGCTCGGCGAGGCCACACAGATCGCGTTCGCATCCGAGCAGGAGTTCTGCGTCCGGCATCTTGGCGTGATGCCAGATCAGGAGCCGCCGGCCAAGGACGGCAAGGTGACTCAGTATGGCCTTCGGATCCTGCGGTCGCACACCGACGCCCGAACGACATGCCGCTGGATCGCGCTGGAACGCCAACCACTGATCGAGAAACTGATGTCGGAAATCAGCCGAAGGGGGAACGCTTGAGCGAAA